GTGCTCGTTTATCCGGCGTCACTTTGACCTTATAGTCTGAGGTGCGCGTGTGGTAAAGCGATAGATTCTTAATGAACTGCTTGGCCGCTGCGTTAGGTGTGCGTGCTTGTCCTGCTTGGCCCTTAAAGATCTGCTCAGAGAACGTGTAAGAACTGGTGAACTCATAGCCTACCCACACTGATGTGTTGTTGGGCCATACGCCTGTAGTGGTCACTGCGAGTGAAGTCGTTAATGGTATTACGTTACCCTCTGAGTCTGTGTAGGTAGTCGTCGTGACAGTCACAGGGATCTTTACTCCCCTGTCCGTGTATACGGAAATATCAGAGGTAGCTAAGTAGGGGCTATAGGATGTGCCTCCAACTACAAATGTGCTAATGTTCTCTCTAAGCGGCCTAGTGCTCCCTGCCGTAAACGTAGGGAACTTCACCTGATCATTATAAATCATTGCCGGAATCCGCATGTCTAAGTGTGTGACATCGTCATCTGGGGAAGTTGTGAGTGTTGTTGTTAATGAACTACCATTTAAAGCATATGCCGCAAGGCCTTCATCTTCCCCATCAAAGTTCAAAGGCATGCTAACTATAGAGGGAATGTTTGTTGTTGGGTTAGCCACAATCAAGTAAAGCGTTGAGTCAATAAACTCAAAGCCTCGTATTTTCATGTTAAAGTCCCACTTGAACCACGAGCTCAGGACCTTCTTGTTCTCACTAAAGAAGTAACGATACATGTAAAGAGACTGGTCTTCGTCCTTTGACAGGATGCCCAATAGATTCTCTGAGAGTGACCCAGAGAAGTATGTGATGTCTTTAGGGATATACCGAGGGACTTGCTCAGTGATGTCCGTAGACTCGTAGACGTCTGTGGTCTTGTTCAGTGAGAACTCCCGGATGCCTGTGTTGTTCCCTAAGTCAAATGGGTAATAGATATACGAACCGACAGAAACAGGGTCGGTCTCATTGTTATACTCGAAGTTCGTGATGGGCTTCACTGAGACCGTCTTAGGCGTCAGTAGGTCTTCGCCTTTGAGAACAAACTGCCCGTTCGTTGAGAACAAGATAAGGTTCTCTTGGGATGCAGCTGCTGCGGTGATGTCAGTGACTCGGTCAGACTCAACAATGATGTCAATCGGGTCTGAGTCTAGAAGAGTTGTGACTGTTGTTCGACCAAAGTTATACTCAAAGATCCCCTTGTCATTTACTCGTCCTAACCCAGCTTCAGAAAGTATTACATTACTACCACAGACAAACCCTAAGCGATTCTTAAAGAACACACTGTTCTGGATTTTCTTAGCCAGAAACGAGGCAAACGGGTTACTTATGTCATCCCCTACGCTTCGTGGTGCAGTGTTAAGTGGTTGTATCTTGAATTTGTTTAAGTCCGTGTTTGTGATGAATAAAGGAAGAGTATCTGTGTCGTAGTTTTGAATAGTCTCTGGGGCCACGGTCTCAACCCACGAGCCTGTGCCGATCTCTTGGTCCTCATCATCTGTCTTAAATTCGACGTAGTAGTCGTCGGCAGATAGTTCACCGTCCCCACGAACCTTGACCCGGAAGCCGTTCTTAGCAAACAAGGGGAGGTCAGTGATTGCGCCTACCTCCTTGTAGACGACTCCTAGTGCGCCTCCTCCAAGTCCGTCCTTGGCTTTAATGTTAAAGTCAGTTTTACCGCTTCCTCTTTTGAGGATAATTAAATTTCCTTCTCGCGTTAAATCAAACTCAGCATTACCCCCTGACGAGTTAATGCCAGGGAACGCAGTGGCCGAGGCAAATCCTACAGGGGTGGGGGCGGATTGGCCTGGGTGGTGACTAGCGATTCCACTCCCTTTTTCAATTACTTCAGTTATTCTGGATGTGTCAGCACTGATAGGTTTATCTTCTTTTTCAGAATGAACTCTAATTGATGCCGTTGTTTGATTATTAGAAACATCAATCCCCTCACCAGAAGGAGTCTCTAAGGCAACAGTAATCGTAAAAGAAGAACCTATGGTCTCAGCCTTATCAAAGAATAAGAGTGGCCCTGCGTTTTCAATTGCTACCGCAGATATTGCCCCAGCGCCTGACGCGGAGTTTGTTGTTAATTTTAAACTTGCGTCAGTCCCTCCTCCTCCAATAAACCCTGAGAGCAGCTTTTTCCCTGCATGAGTAGTGGGGTATGTAAGAATTTTGTATATGTCTCCATTTTTGTAACCAGTCCCTGCGGATTGAACAGAAGCCCCTGTAAGTCTATAGGTATGACCTAAAGGTTTGCCTCCAGATGACTTAGTGTATGTTAAATCCACCCCAGCGGCCAAGACTGACGAGCTATTATACTCAATATCTAAAGAATACTCTTTTACATAGTCTCCTTGCTTAACAAAGATAAGTGCTTCTTTATCTAATGCACTAGAACGCGATGTATCATCCATGCCTACTATCTTGTTCCTGTTAACAACAAACGTGCCGTCTACCACCGTAGTAGCTCTAAGGACATCTCTAGCAGTTTCGTCACTAGCAGACACATCAAGGTAAGTGCCAGCAGTCGTATAGCCTCCTGTATGCACTACTCCATCTACCTCAATACTCGCTTCGTCTCCGCTGAGCACATTGTAAGCATAGAGCTTAGTGCCATTGTGTAGTAATACGTATCGCTCAGTTTCGCTCCTGTTGATAAAGTGAATAAAGCTATCTCCCGAAAGGGTAAGGTCAGCAGCGCCTAGTCTTTGGACAAACCTAGTGCCGTTCCGTTTTGTTAATCCATCAACAACACTACTCATGAAGTTAACCTGCTCGTCGCATTGTCCCGAGAACCGAGTGGCATCGGGCTGCTGGCTAACCCCCTGAATAAGGTTTGGTAATGATGTATTAATTAAAGGCATTATTAGAGTAGATCGTAGTTGCGGTTAATACCAAGGCACGAGGCAACATCGTAGTTATCAAAGATGGTCCTGTCGGCTCCCTGGCCGTCCATCTCCTCGAGGGTATAACGTGCTTTAAGTTCATCCCGTAGGATCTGTTGCTCAAGCTCCTGAGACCCGACGGTGCGTGCCTGGAAGACCCTTGAGCCTTTGAGTGTAATGTATCTCCGTGCTTGTTCAGGGAGATCCGTGAAATCTAAAAGGAACATCAACCGAACGTCAATGTCTCCTGTGAAAGTGAATGTGTTGTCTTCACGGTTAAACAACTTCCCTCCGCGTTGCACAATGTCCTTAGAGTTATCTAAGGTATCTACGTGCATAATGTCAGCCGCGAGAATAATCTCATCGCTGCTGTTAGGGCTAAGTGTTTGTTTGTTGACCGTATTGAAGTGCCATCCCTCTGACTGAACCTCGCGACTAACTTCGTCTAACACGGTGATCGCGGTGACCGCAGAGATAGGCAGAGTGGAAGTAACAGTGATTTGAGTCACCGGGCTTTCCCCAATGTTACCCAGCATCGTATTGACGGCTTCGAGTTTTGTAGTGAGTGGCATAATTGTAAAAATGAAAAAATACCCCGTCCCCAACTTAATGAGGACGAGGCATGAATTTAATGAGTGCTATTAGCTAGCAGCAGATGAAGTGGTGTTAACCACAACAGCAGACTCAGGGCGAAGAACACCAAGGCCCATTGCATACTTAGCAACGAACAAGGTGGACTGACGCTCAATGAGATACTCGGACTCAGTAGCGAGGTCGAGAAGCTTAACGCAACCAACAGCAGATGAGTGCCCAGCAACGAAGCCGACGTTGTTCTCTTGTCCACTTCCAGTTTCGCGAACACCCGAAAGGTCAGCATTGTAACCAGCGTCGTCGTTGTTGATAGCAGTGTTAGCGAACGGAGAGTTAGCTACGTTTGCATCATCAGCAGGCACCTGGCTACCTACAGCAACCTGAACACCAGCAAGGTGTGGGCTCTTGTAGAGACGGATTCCTGCAACTTCAATAATACTACCTTTAGCAGCATCAGCAGAACCACTCGAGGTGTCCTTGTTGATTGCTACGTTGTCAGCAGTAAGCAACTTGTAGTATTGGAACGGAGTCAGGATAGCGTAACGGCCATCTGAGGGGACTTCCTTCTCGTCAAGTGAACGAGCACACTCAAAGAGTGCTTCAACAAGTCCTCCAGCAGTCATAGTGTCTGCCCCAGTGAGCTCAGTGCCTGTATGGCCCCCAGTGTAGTTAGCAGTGTTAGTAAGACCAGCAGCAAACATTGTCTTAAGGATCTGGATGTCCAGACGCTTAGCGAGTGCCTTACCGAGCTCCTTGCCGTAGATGCTACGGAGGTCGTAGTGGTTCTTAACTTCGTCAATTCTTGGAATAAGAGTTGAAGCGACGAGCATGTCGTCAATGTTAATCACCTTCTCGTTGTGTGCAATCTGAGACAAGTAGTCACCAGTGCCTAGTAGGTCATTACCTGGGATGTGATACTTGGCTTCTGCCTTGCCTGTTACTGGGAACTGTGCGCTCTTTCCACTGGAAATCGTGCGAGTCATGATGAGGTCTTTTGCAACATTTGATTCATCAAACGCTGTAAGAATCTCACCGCTAAATACTTTCAGGAACAGAGCGTT